CTAACACCGCAGGACATTTATGATACTGTTGTAAATGCTGTGGATGAAAGCATAGAGTATCATAAAAAGTATCTGACCAAAAACATTGAAGTTCTTTCTCTGTTGAAAGGTCATCGTTCATTTGAAATTGATACATCTCTTGATGATGTCAATCCATCATCTGGTGTTTCTTCTGCAACTCAAAAAGATTGGGAGAACTTTTGGGAAGAGAACTATTATCCAGAAGAATCACACAATTACACTGAAGAAGAAATGAACGCAATGTGTGATGCTGCGACAGAAAAAGAGAAGTGTCGTGAGTATAACCTGCGTGAGGCAGAGTACTATAACAAACGTGCTCAACTTGATGCTGAGGTAGAAGCAATCAAGCGAACAGGTGGTTATGAATGGACTCCTAATGCAGAAGTAACACGCAATGATCCTACTCGCCTGAAGTATGAGAACGGTTGGATCTATGAGTCACCTGATGGTGGTAAAACTGTAACCAAACGCAAACCAGGATCCCTTGAGAAGTTTGAAGTCAAGGCAGATGGTTACAGTGCGTCTAAAACATGGAGACTTCCTGTGCAACAAGGTAGTGTAGATGGCGTTGATGACTACTACATTGAATTTCCTAACGATTTGCTGGAAGCAGCAGATTTGAAGGAAGGTGACAGTGTAGAATGGATTGAACGTGAAGATGGTAGTTACCAACTCCGCAAAATCACTAAACCTCTTGCAATGGATGAGTGCTGATGACTGAGAAGTCTCTTGTGATGAATATAGTGGTGCTGGGGTTGCTATTCCTCAGCGTCGGTGCTATAATCGTCGCAGGATACATCCACGGCGATATGCACTTCGCCAAAGTTCTTGAACACCTTAAATTATGACTTACAACTATGACTGAAGATGATAAACATGTACTCAAAAAGGAACTCAAACAGTACATGAGTGATGTTGTATTTGCTATTGGTCTAGCATGTGGTGTTATCTTTGGTATTACTCTGCTGTACCCAGACTGGGCAGATAACACCCCAACTAAACCCTCTACTGAAGTGGTTGGTAATTACAAAGAATGTGATATAATAAAGTGGAATGCAAAATATTTGCCAAAATACTTCCTCTATTGTGAGAAAAACAAATGAGTATTCTTAATTTTAAATCACAAGATGATTACCAAGAGTATCTCAATCTATTTGATGATCGTTGGCAAGTAAAACTCACTCTCCTCAATCGTGTCAAGGATGATATGTATCCTGGATACAAGTGGCAATCACTCCCACCACACTCTGTTGAAACAATCAATGACATCACACAGTCTCTTCTGTATGATGTTGAATACACATTCAAAGATAAGCATCCAGAGTATAAGAATGAGGATGATGAATGTTTCATTCCTCGTTCTTCATTCAAAGAGAATGTAGCAGAAGCACTCAAAGAAGCAATGAACACTGAGTGCCCCCCATGTGATACACTGGCATGTGCCGACCACCTCACTGACGAATAATGTACACTCTCAAACTCCTTGCTCCTGTTCTTGTTTCGCTGTGTGTCAATGAGGCAACAACAGGACAAGGTGACTATTGTGTTCTTGACCAACCACAGTCAAATGTTGTCAAGTATTATGAACCAAACAAGTCTTGCTATGTGAATGGTGTATTCTATAGCAAGTGTTCCGACAGACTGGAGTAGATAGTTGAAGACTATAGAAAGGCACAGATACAGAGACAAAAAAATATTTCAAACTAGAACACTAACGTTTGAACCTTATCCCATGACTGAGATTGAATCAGTCATGGGATTCATCCGTGAGAATCTGACACCAGATTTACTCAAAGGCAGAAAGTCTTTGATGTACCCTGAAGATCTTCAGACTAACAAATACTATGGTCATTGTTATCATGCAACTCAGGCATTGTATTACCTGATGGATAGCGATGAACTGATTCCCATGAGTGCTATTGACTATAGAGGAGAAAAGCACTGGTGGTTGTCTGACGGTGATATTAAATATGATGTCACTGCTGATCAATACTATTCTGTTGGTCAGACTCCTCCACACCTTGACGGAAAGAAAACTGCATGGTATGGATGGAAGCAACGTCCACAACAGGTTACGTTAAATTTGATGAAGAGGGTGCTTGGAAATAGATTAGCCCTTGACACGGTGACTGATCATCCTGTATAATAACCACATCGGATTCGTCCGAGTCAACCTAACTCCATAACGGTTGATCTTACACAACTTACCAAAACCAAAGGAAGGTAAATTATGGTGGAAACACTACTAAATCTTTGTGACCTTTATACAGATAAGGTTGATGATACTGTCAAAAAAGAACTCCAAAAATTGTCAGTTATAGATAAAGCACCCGAAAAACTGCCATTATTGGAAAATGTAATAGAAGCACACTCCAGAGGAGAGTATGATGACGTTGATTCTGTCCACGTCTCTGCCAGAATTGGAGATATTATGACTGATCCTCAATACAATCGTGGAAATAATCTGCGATATGGTAATCAGCAGAGAGACCTTAATGCAATGGGAGGTTTTTCTCATAGAGCAGCAGGAACTCTTGTTGGATTCCTGCGTCCTGGTGGCGTGGTAGTCGCTACTCAAGGTAACAATCGTATCTCTATGCTTTATGCTGTGACTCAAAATAAGTCAGCGCGAATTTCATTTCTTCTTAATTTCCACAAATCTGGTGATCTTGAGGAAATGAAGCGTGTGGAAGCAGAGAATCATAATGCAGACTGCAACTTTCGTTCCATTCAAAGCACGGATGAAAAGTTTAAGTCCGCATACTACTCTGAGCAGGATTGGGCATGTAAAATCTACGAGTTCCTTGAACCCTATAGCATTGGAATTGCTGGAACACTTGAAGGTGCAAAGTTTAACTGCATGTCGCACAGTTACATTGATAAGGCACGAAAAGAAGCTGAAGACGAGTTCGTAAAGCGTTTTCTTAATGCTCATGTAGATGTGTTTTCTGCAGACAACTGCGAAAAAGAAGTTTTTGGAAACTTTGTCCGAGGTGGATCATCTTTTCTTTCTACGTTCTCTGCACATATCGCTGAGGTAGATCAGAAAAACGGTGGAATTGATTCCTTTAGGGACATGATGCGCCATTACTTTGCTGACAGAGAAAAGAACGCACTTGATGCACGAAAGTTTCTTAAAGAGTTTCCTGAAGTTGATAAATCAACTATTGCATCGGTTATTGCATCGGTTCCTGTCAAGAAGTGTCTGACACAAGCGGATATTACTCAAGGTAACCGAACAATCAAAGGATATACTTTGTTTGTTTGTCGTTTCGTAAGTCTTTACAACGACTATTGTAAAGAGCAAGGACTTGATTACAACAAAACTTATGCAACTGCTATTCCTGTTGTTGATGGAAAGACCTTTGCAAACTTCATCAAAAAAGAAGATCCTATCCTTAGACCTTCATTCATTGATGTTGCAAAGAACCCAGTTGTCCACAAAGACTGACAATTAGACAACTGTCACAGGGGTCGCAAGACCCCCTTTTTTGTGCTATAATGACTCCAGTTCAATCAAACCTGTGATTCAACTCCGTCCTCACCAACAACGTGCAGTTGACGCCATGCTGAATCAGCAGAAGGGTCAAGTAATTGTTCCCACAGGCGGGGGCAAGACTCTTTGCATGATTCAGGACACTCAGATTCATTTTGAATTGTTTGAGCGTCAGACTCATGTGGTTGTTGCTCCCCGTATCTTGCTTGCCGAGCAACTCTCTTCTGAGTTTCTTGAGCACATTGTTGACCCTATGGTGCGTGTTCTTCACGTTCATAGTGGTGAGACTCATCACGAGTCCACAACCAAAGCAGACTACATTTACGACTGGGCAGTGCAATGCTACAAGCGTAACAAGATCATCTTCACCACCTACAACTCCTTGCATCGTGTTGTAGAGTCTGGCATCAAGATTGACACAATCTATTTTGATGAGGCACACAACAGTGTGAAGCGTAACTTCTTCCCTCCCACTGAGCACTTCAGTCATGAGGCAGATCGTTGCTTCTTTTTTACTGCCACACCAAAACATTCTGCCACTATCTTCAAACCTGGCATGAATGATGGTTCTGTCTATGGTCAGGTGATCTGCAAAGTCTCTGCTCCTGAGTTGGTTGAGGGTGGATACATTCTTCCTCCCAAGGTTGTTGTCAAGCAACTGGACATGGTACAGGACAAGCAGATGATTGCTGACCGTGATAGTCAGAATCTCCTGGATACGATTGATGACCAGGAAGTCAAGAAGGTTCTGATCTGTGCTCGTTCTACGAAGCAGATTGTCAAACTTGTCTCTGAATCTGATTTCTGTCTGCAATTGGAGAAGCGTGACTATTCTTGGATGTATATCACCTCCAAGACTGGTGCTATCATTGATGGTCGCAAAGTTGATCGTGAAGAGTTCTTTGAGACTCTGAACGCTTGGGGTAAGGATTCCGCCAAGAAGTTTGTGGTTCTCCACCATTCTATTCTGTCTGAAGGTATCAATGTCAATGGACTTGAGGCAGTATTGTTCATGCGTAACATGGATTACATTGGTATTCAGCAATCAATCGGGCGTGTAATCCGTCTAGGTGGCGCTGAGAAGACGTTTGGACTGGTTTGTGTTCCAGTCTATGACAAAGTGGGTATCAGCACTTCTAGGAGCGTACAGGCGGTAGTTGATACTGTCTTTGAGAAGGGTGATGCTGCTGTTAGTGTCATTCGGAGGTAACTATGAAGTGTAAAGTACAACTCTATGTGGCAGGTCAAGTCTTCTATGAAGAAGTGATCTGCCGTGACTACCAACATGCACGCAAGATAGCACTTGCTCGCAACCCTGAAGCAAAAATTATTAGTGTAACTGCTGTATTCAACTAATGAAAAAGTCTAATCGCTGGCAAGAATACTGTGAGACTGCCTTCAATTCTATGAGGGCAAATGTACACAACTGGGGTAAGCCTGAGTTCTATCGTCCACTCACACGCATTTATTATATGGGTGTGTTTGATTGCGGCACTCCAAATCATACTGGATTCATTAGTAAAACTGCATATCAAAACAAATTGAGTCGGGGAAAGGTAGTGCATGATCATTACCTGTCACCCCAGTTTATTGGGCGAATGATTCTAGACAATCCAGACAAGTATTTGGAAGACTTTGATGTATTCCGAGACATCTTTTGGAAGTCTTGTGGTACAATTATTGTAACCGCAGAGGAAAACATCAAACTCAGCTTACTGACTGAAAATAAGGGTAGTGAGTACCGAGTGCATGTTCCTACCAATCAAAAGTACACACACTTAGGAATTGATTTGCTCTCACGACCCACACAAGTTAAGTCCTGGATCAATGCTTCCATGCAGAGTGTCACTGAGAATGAAGTGTACTTTCCTGATGACCTAATTAACTATGAGAAAAACTATCTTGTAAGAACAAATGGACTCTTTGTATAGAATTGAAGAACTTTGCACAAATGATTGGAATGTAGTTGATGAACAGTCCAAGAAACTCACTAAAGAACAAGCAACGCAAAAACTTGAACAACTCCTCGCAGAAGGATACAATCCCAACAGACTTCGTGCAGTCAGAGATAATTGATCTCCCACATGACTTTCCACATGTAGCACCAAAAGGAATGTACTATGAGCAGACAGAGTTTAAACGCAATGTTATTGCTATCTGGATTCATTACAAGCGTCGGTTTGATTACAATCTTGGTGATCCAGTTCGTTGTATCTGGGGATTCTATGACACAAAGAAACAGTGTTACTATGCGCCTATCAATTCCACCAAGCAAGGTAATCAGGTAGACATTGAGTCTACTACTCCTTATTCTTCAATGCAACTTAATCTCAACCCATTAGAGTATGCCCTATACGCCAAAAGTTAATGATTATGTCATATGGAAAAAAGAGTACGGTGGTGATGTGGAAGGATGGGTGTACTTTATGTGCAATGACTACATCACCATTGAAGTTGGTGTAAAGGATAAGTGTGATGAGAACTATAGGGACTGCCCTATTCATAAAAAAACACACATCCTTGTGCTTTGTTACACCCAGTTCTGGCATCAGTTAGAGTATGTCACCAAGAGAGATTGTAAAACCTGCGATCCTGTGGTATAATTGACCCGTAATCCTATAGACAAAATGAAGTACCTGTACATTGTTGATCACTTTTGCCCGTTCCCTACCTCTGAATACGGTGGTTTGTGGAATGTAATTGCTCAAGATGATGAGGAGTGTTTTGATCTGATCACAGAACATGATCAGGAGTTTAATACAGAATACTACGGTGTTCTGCGTGAGCACATTCAAGGTGCAAGAGTCTACGGTCTTTCCGAGGATCTTGATTCATGTGTTGTGGAATCCTTTACGACCTGAGGACAGTTTGATAAGTGGCACACGGGGGGTTTGATGCCCCCCTTTTTGATGCCATACTAACGGAGTGATCGGGACACACCTGATCCTCACACCAAACTCACTTCAAACATGGGCACTCGCTCTCGCATCGGATACCAACTCAAGAATGGTATCGTTTCCTCCTATCACCACTGGGATGGTTATCCCGAATGGTTGGGTAAGACTCTGGTTCAGCACTACAACACCGCTGAGAAGGTCACTGCACTGATTGATGGTGGTGACATGTCCTCTTGCTGGTCTAACAGCATCTGGGGTGAAGATCTTCCCGAAGGTGAATACTCTCCTGAGTATTACACTGCCCGTGGTGAAGACATGAATGATGTTGCACCTCAACTCGCTGAGTCTTTCACTGAGTACATGGAGCAGTGCAGCAACTGTGATGCAGAGTATGCTTACATCTTCAACGATGGTGAGTGGTTCTGCTATGATTCTTATGAGACTCCTGGCAAAGTCGTTGACATCCCCGAACCCACTCCTGTATAATAGATCATGAGTTGAGAGGTCTTCATGACTTGCGAAGTTGAACTTGAAATCGGTATCCCCGATTACTATCGTGAAGACCTTCACTCCTATGAATGGGAGAAAGTCCTTGACAATGCCATCCAGCGTTCTCAAGAACTTGGTGTTTCACTTGATTTCTATCTCCTTGAGTTCTCACAATGAACGACATTCTGATCAAAGACTGTGCTCTTGACAAGTCCATCAAGATCTCATTCAATGAGTTCTATGATCTTAAGATTGGTCTTGAATGTGCTATTGACGAGTACAGCTCTGTGAACATGAGTAAAGAAGTCAAAGACTTCAAAAAACTCATGAACAAGATCAACAAGTTCATCAACTGATTTCCGTTCACCCAACACACCATTTTCACCATGACCATGATGTACGACCAAGTTGACTTTGACGTTCGTGACTACATTGAAGATTCCTGGGAGTCTTTCCTTGAGTCTGCTGAAGATGACTGGAATCCCACTGGTATTGTTGAGAGTCTTGATGCTGAAACTCTCAAAATGCTAGAAAACTTCTAGAAACAGTGTAGTTTTCGGAATAAATGCTCTACATATAGTAGAGCATTATTTCGTTTTTTTGTATTTTGCGATTTTTGCTCGTGAATAAAAAAGTTAAACTGGTTCTCGCTATTCAACAAGTTGACAACTTGATTAGCATGAGTGATGGACTTGATTACACTCAGTATCTGAAAAATAATCTATACCCTGTGAAGTACGAACTGCAACGGCAGTTTTCCCTACTTGACAGAAATCGTTTGCCTGACTAGAATCAAACCACTCGCACGGAGTTCTCATGGATCTTACTGTCTCCAAAAACAAAAGCAAGAAACTCACACGATACCGCATCACTTTGGATGTGATGATTGATCGTACATCATGCGAACCACCAACCCAATGGAACTGGAAAGACCTCATGGAGTTGGAAGGTAAAGAGCAAGTCAATGATGTCTACATTGAAAACCTTGGGGACTACAAAATCTAATGGAAGAAACACAATTCTTTGAGATTCTGGGCATTGATGTAAAAGAGGGGGATACAGAGACCATGTTTTACTATGAAGAGTATTTCTACGATGACTCTTCGGTTGGTGACTTCATGGTTGAGTCCTATGATCCCTGAAGTCAAGGTTCTCTAGACAGTTTGTGAACTGGTACAAAATCGCATTGCCCCATCCAATCTCTCTCTATACTGACATCAGTTGAGGCAACTGCCATGACTCACTTCACGATTGAACAACTCAACACCAACAACTTGTCCAGTTCTTTCAATGTGGGCAAGTATCTTCGCAGTGCCAGTATTGAGTCTGAACTTGCAGATGTTCTCAGAAAGAACAATGTTAGTGAAGATGTAATCGCACAATGCTGTGAAGTTGTTGTGGATCACTTTGCAGTAGCGATGTTCCTAGAGGAAACTGCTGGAAACTGAGTCATGACCACATTCTTCATCTACTGGATTCTCGCATCTTTAATTGGTGCAGGCATCAACTACGTTATCATGAGGGACACTGACAATGACCGTGACTAAAGAACAACTGATTGATGCACTCTACCATGAGTATGTTTTTCTGTGTCATGATGATTTTGATCCAGACGAGGATCCGACTCCTGAAGAGTACCTTAAGATGATAAAAGAAATGTCCTATGATGAGTTGATCTTTGAGGCATGTGTTGATGAAGAGTTTGGTCTTGATGATTACATGGAGGCATGGGGGTGACAGGTAAAGAGAAACTTGTCTTCATTGGTTCTTTTGTTTGGTTTCTTCACTGGGGCACATGTCTTACATCACTCATGATGGATACGGTTATTCTAAGAAACTCTGTGAGGATGTTACCTCTTGGTTTCTGAATAGTTTCTTCCCACGTCACAACATTACGGTGGACATTGTGCATCGTGGTCTGAAACGTGAGTGTGCTTATGGTTACTGTGATGTTGTGGGTGAGTATTATCGTCCACGGCATTTCTTGATTGAACTTGACACACACATGCCGAAGGAGTTGTATGTAAAAACTCTTTTGCATGAACTCACGCACCTGAAGCAGTGGGTGATCGGTTCACTACGCTCAAAGCGTGGCAAAATGTATTATGGACAAGAATGTATAGAAGACATTGAGTATTGGTATAAACCACATGAGATAGAAGCAAGAGAAATGGAAGAAGAATTGTACCACGACTATTTGATAGATAAGGGGCTTGTGACAGTTGAGGAAGTGTCCCATTCCTTCCCGAACCGTCTGATGAGGGTACTATGATTCAGAGGTAATCAAGGGAACACCATCATGCAGTTCCAAGTTACTTCCATTGAGTTTGACTTTGATGATGACTCTTTCTATCCCATCACTGAAGAAGAACAGAATGATGTGTATGATGATTACATCGGCACATTCTGGGAGGCAGATGATGGTGATGATCTAGTTGAAGAGATCACATGTGCCTCTGGTTGGTGTATCAAGTCCATTGACTATCGTCACGTTCTTAACTGAAACTCATGCCATTCTTTGATCCTGGTAACGGTTCCCGAATGTACATTCCCAAAAGTGACTGGAATCGTGGAACATACCGTGAACTCAAGGCAATTCTAAATGAACTGCCTGAAGAGTATCTTGACCAGACTGCAACAATTCTTGTAGATGGTGATCAAGATGATGACTATCATGATGTAAGATCTATTGGGTTCACTGGTCCTGCATCTCAGGTTCTGGATCCCAATCATTTCTACATGACAATCTCCGCCTGAAATGATTTCACTTCCCAACCCAATCAAGCACACCAAAATGTCTCTCAACACTCAACAACTCGCAAAACTCAAGTATGACTATTGCGAGCGCATTATTGATGGCATGGACATGGATACCCTAGTCCAGATGGCACATGATCTACTGATGGATGCCTATGCTGATTCAACCGAAGAGGACATGAAGGAAGAGATTCTGGATCTCTACGATGAAGAGTATCTGGAAGATCTCATGGAGAGTGTGGCAGAGAGTTAAGTGGCACAACGGAGGGGTTGCATCCCTCCCTTTTGTCTCTATACTGACTTCAGTTCAACCAACCACCTGAACTCATGAGCATCGTCACTTTTCCTTCCATGTGGGGTGAGTACACTGTGACCCAGGCGACTCTCTGCCAGGAACCGTACATGTACTCCACCGCCAATCGTCGGTCTCAGAACTACATCTACTTTGAGACTGCATCCAATTCGGAAACGGTGCAGATCGTGACGAATTGCATCTATGAGGACACCGAGACTGGTGAGTGTACCACTCGCAGCAACTGGGGCACCCGTAAGTGTGTGCTGAAACCCCAGGCACGGGAGATCTGGAAGATGTATCGTGCCAATGGTTACTCTCTGGATGTGAAGAAGATCAGCGGCAAGGAACTGGAGTGATGTGACAGTAGGGGGAGTGTCCACCATTCCCCCTACACCCCACAAAATCGTCTATTGTACCTAAGTGTTCGGGATTCAATCATGATCATCACCACCTTTGAGCAAGCACTCCTTGCATCTGACTACATCTATGATCCTCAAGTGGGATCGTACATGAAAGAAGATTCAAACGGTGATCTTCACACCTACATGAATGTTGAAGGTGCTGATTGGATCTACGAAAAGTATGACATCAATGATGTTGAACTTGTCTCCAAACCTTTCACTCTAGACTGATGAAAACCATCGGGATCATCTACCTCATTTCCTTCGTGCTATTTGCACCAGTTCGTTATCACACGGGTGAAGCATTTCACACGGTTGGTAACTTCATTCAAAACACTGCAAAATGATCATGGCACCTGAACTTTACGAGCACAACGTCAAACTGATGTCCGAGCATTTGCTAGGCAAACTGTTTGATCATGTTGAAAACCATGACATTCAATCTGCCGATGCAATCTATGAAGAATGGGTTGTAGATGGTAAAGATCCAGAAGAGGAAGATTACGTTTTTCTCTTTATTCAAAATTTTAATCTTGCATCGTAATGTCTTACACCTACATTGAGAATCAACAAATTGAAGAGATTTCTGGGTGCTGGGAGGACTATCTGACTCCTGATGAACATCTGGATGCACTGGATGCAAAACTCTATGAACAGTCCCAAGGATACCGACCCTGGCGAACTGTGAACAACTATTAACGGTCTGGTCACGGTTCCGCTCTTCACGCTGTAGGATACGTTCAACCGCAAGGCACTCCCATGATCCTCTCAATGGCATCCGATCTCACCACCCGTCGCATTGTGTGGGCAGGTCGCATGACTGACGATGCACCTCAGACCTGTGGCATTGACCTCCCTCTGACTGTTGAGTCCGAGTGGTTGGCGGGTGCCTATGCTGAGAAGTATGCTCACGAAGCGACTCATGCTCGTGACCTCTGCTGCTTCTGATCCGTGCTACACTTCTCTCAGTTCAACCAACCACCTGAACCCATGAAGACCTTCACCGTCACCCTGACCGAGGACCAGATTGATACGATCCTCGCGGCAATGTCTGAATACATTCTGCACGACGATCCTGAGATTGATCCTGAGGACCTGATCGGTGGCACTCCTGTTGCCGAGCGTGTGGAAGCGATTGAAGACATCCTGCTCGCCGCTGCTCGGGGGAACTGATCATGCAAAGCAACCACCTGACGGACTACATTCGTTCTAAGGGTCGGGACATTCCGACCACTCCCGCTCCCAAGCGTACCTTTCCCTGCACCATCGGTCTCCGCACGTTTGAGACTGAGGAAGAATACGAGGAGGCACTCGCAGACTTCCTGAATGGTATGTGACAGTTCGAGGGCTGGCCCCTGGTGACCGTGTTTGGTCGTTGGGGGTGCCTATACTGACTGAAGTTCACCACTAACGAACAATGTTCAGCACCACTCTCACCGATTCCCGCTCCTTCGGCAACACCTACCAGTGGGCGATCCTGTCTGTTCTCCCGATGGAGAATGGCACTGACAGCGGTCTCCGTCCCACTGACATCAACGAAGAACTGGGGATGCCGAATGAAGCACGGACCACTGTCTCCATGCTCCTGAAGGACATGGCAAAGCGTGGACTGGTGAAGCGTCATGAACTTGGACCTCGCTGGGTGGAGTACACTCGTCTGCTGCCACTGCGTAAGCGTGAGCGCATCGCCCGATACCTCAAGGGAATGTGAACAATGGTAACGGGGGAGACAGAATCTCCCCCTGGACCGACTAATGTAACTTCAGTTCAAACCAAGGACATGACCACCACTCTTCAGCAACAGGCACAAGAGACCATTGAGGCGAATGTACTCAAGTGGAGTCTGATGATGTGTGATGCACTGACTCACAATGGACCTTCTGATCGTTATTTCTACACTCTAGAATCAGGTCGGAAGTATCATAAAGTCTTCATGCACATTGGTGATCGTCGTGATTCTGTTCACGCCTTCATTGATAAGAAGACTGGTGAAGTGTATAAACCTGCATCAATCAAGGCACCTGCAAAAGGTGTACGCTATGACCTGCGATTGATTGAGCAAAGAGAATGGTTGATGGAACATGCAGACTGGGCAGGAAGTTACCTGTACGCACGGTAAGGACAATCGGTAGACTGTCCACAGGGGGGATTGCCAAAGTCCCCCTGTCACCCTTATTATGACTTCAGTTCAAACCAAGGACATGGACCTCTGCTCAACCACCTGGAACGACGGCACCAAGATCCCTCAACTGACTTCCATTCAGCAACTGAAGGAGATGCTCCGCAACTACGATGGCACGTTCCTGAAGGTGGACGAAGCGTATGTGGTGGACGTGAACCTGGAGGAGATGTGGTTTGACTCTCGCCAGGAACTGCTCCGCAACATGTCCTGGCACTGCTTCAACTGGGGGATGGAGTTCTGAAGAAATGTGACGGGGACCACTCCACGGTCCCCTCCTGACCTTTATACTGGCATCAGTTCAGACAACCACACACCGATGAACAAGGAACTTCACGCACAGTGGCAGCAAGCGTTCGCAGAGTGGATGCTGCACAAGACAGACGCCACTGCATCCAAGGAACTCTCAACCCGCCAAAGGTTCCTTGCAACGAAATACAACAAGCACCCACGAGCACTCACCCTGACCCACTAGACTACACACAACAACACCACCAGACCGATGTTTCTCCCATTCTCCGAGACCCGAATCGCTACACAGTTCAGACTCAAAGAGACGTTCTACTTCCATGATGACACCTCACAGTCTTCATACAGAACAGTGACCCGATTGATTTCCAAACCATCACACGTCAACATTACTGGAAGAACACTTACTGAATGGCAAGAACACAATCCTAACATCACAAAGATCACTCACACCTACACACCAGTAGTAACTGAAGAGACTAACATTGAACACTTCAAGTTAGCAAACACTATTCACTCTGACGCAGGACAACTCTTTCTCTCCCAACTGTCATGAACCCTTCCATCATTGTCATCCCCAAGTCTAACAAAGCAAAGAACCGACTTGCTAATCTAATGAACAGTGACCCAATCGTAAGAGTAGAACAAGAAACACAGACACAGTTCTTCGTTGCTTCGTCTAATCAAATGAACTTCTTCTGGATTGATAAGAATAATGATAAGGATTGGAGTTTCATGCCTATGGAGTTGTGATGAGTTACTTCGTCCATTTTATACTCAAAAGTAGTTAAAATGAGGTAAAAAGGTATTAAAAA